TTAGTTGTTCCTTTGGTCCATCTGCTGTAAATAACGAATGATTTCTTGCTGTTCTTCATCCGTTAAATCTCCGTCAATAAATAGAGATCCAACATGTGACGCAGCATACTCACGAAGTAAGCGGAGATTATTCTCGGCATCACGGCCGACAGCGGCGGCAACCGGTTCAGCGACTTGCATATATCCGAAAAGCGCCTCATAAAACCGGTAGCTTTCCCATTGCTCCTTAAAGCGATCCCAGCGCCGTTTAGCGAACAGCGGCTCCACACCAAACGTTTCGCTCAGTACATAGATGATTTCCTTTTCTGTGTGCGGAAGCTCAAGCTCAAGCAGCATAAACGTCGGCACACAAAAGTGCAGCGCAAAATTCGTCGCCTGGGCTTCTTGTAGCTGTACGAGGGAAGGGGGAAGTAGCATTTGATTTCCCGCATGGCGCAATACATGCCCAAGCTCATGGCCAAACTCTTGCCATTGTTGCTGACGGCTGAGGCGGCGGTCGATGATGATGCTGTACACTCCGTTCCGTTCGATCGCTGTGCTTCGGATATCGGCAAAATGCAGCCAGACGTTCAACTTTGCGGCAATGTCGATCATATCGAGCTGACCAGGCTCTATGATAGCCAAATGGTCGTACAATTCGTGAATATATTGTTCCAGTGGGGTGAATTGGTATGATGAGAATTTCATGGGAATCACCTCACTTTTATTATAGGAACATGTGTTTGGTAAGGCAATAGAAAAAGAAAAAAGCCCCTAAAAAGGGGCTCAATGATCCGGAAATAATTATTTCTAATCGAAAAACTTAGGGTAGAATAAAATATCTCTCAAATGAGCACCTCATCCCAAAAATCATTTTCGTGTACGATAACGATTGGCGTGCCTTTTTTCCTTAATTCAATGGCTTTCTCAACTTTCCGCCCATAGCAAGCGAACGCCCAGCAAGGATTGCCGTTGCCTCCCACGATGAGGTAGTTGGTACTCTTAGTGACATTGTCGTTGAATATTCCGCCCATCTCTTGAATGATGCGGGCAATCTCGTTGCGTGTAGCCCTGTGAGAGGCACCGGTAAAGGAGAACACTTTATTTTCGAATATGATTTCTGGATTAACAGCGCATATGCCACTGATTGAGTATTGGCTTTGTAGGAATTTTACGTCTAATTCATGAATGTTGCGGGATACCTTTGTATCAATAAAAGTGGTAAAAAAGGCTTTTAGCAAGTTTTTCTCGTCTTCGCTGATCATCCCGTCTTGCTTTACACTTACCAGCAGGCTATGGATCTCGTCAAAGGGATATGTTCCTCTTAAAAAGTCATGGTCATCGATCCAAATGGACAGTTGTTCAATTTCCATGTCATTCAAAACGTTGTCTGCCATGATGCCGTGGAGAATCCCGTGTAGCTGCTGTATAGATGATGTGATGACATCATAATAGCTGTTAAAATCGTTCTCATTAATAATGTTGTTGCAAAGCCACAGAATATCCTCAAGCTCTTCTTCTTCCAATTTGTTATCCAGCAAAGCTTGGTCAATTAACGGGATAATCTCGTTAAAAGGCGCTTTTTTTGCAAATCGTCTATGTAGGTTACACCAATGAATGAGCTCCGTGATCTCTTTTTCGTTAGTGATGTTATCGGAACGGATCCCATGGATAATTCCGATCAGAGAGTTGATGGACTTGTGCAACTCGGCTTTTGAGGCGAACTTGCGATAGTCTTCAATTTCTTTGAACTTGCTCATTTTCTCTCCCCCATTTCATACAAGAATAAAAAAGACATCAAGCCACATGGCGGTGATGTCTTTTCCTGCTGCATATCCGTATAGTTTATAGACTCAAATAATCCTCGATGACTTTTTCAGCTTTACCGACATACTTTCGATAGTCTTCTAATGATTTTAAAGCCTTATCAAAATCTTTAACAATCAGCGGAGATAAGGGCAATAAATCATCAGGAGTTCGAATCAAAATGCGTGTTTGTCCTGATTCGTTTTTCGAAGCTGGCTCACAAACAACGCCAGGACACAGCTCGATGATTTCTTGTTCTAATCGTTTGGAGAGCAAGTATTTCTTTTTGCCTGTTAACTTGATTCGGGCAAACGAGTAAAACGCTTGTATGTCCAAGTAAGTCGATGTTCGAGAATAACGAACAAGACTAGTGTCACGGTTATGATCACTTAATATGCGCAGAACAATGTCATAAGCTCTTTTTTCATCATCGGAAAGACGAAATTTTTCCTCTCTCCGTTTTTGGCATGTTCGATAAACAGCGGCACAAGTCAAACAGTCGTCTAGTGCATGGTGTGAACTTAAATCTAATTGTAACCACTGTTTTAGCGTTTCTAGTTGATGATTTGGTGTTTCGGCTATGTATTTTCTCGCTAAGCTTAAAGTGTCAATGACCAAGTTTTGCGGCTTTTCCATTCTCAGCCGTTGAACGTTGCTTAATAAAAACTTTATGTCAAAAGGAGCATTGTGAGCGATCAGTACATCATCCTTTAGAAATTGGATAAAATCCGGGAAGATCTCTTCAATTGTGGGAGCATCTTTCACATCTTCGTCCGTGATCCCGGTAATGTCCGTTATTTTAGATGGGATCGGTCTCTCAGGGTTAACGAACGAAACAAATTGTTCGATTGGCTCATGATTTCGAAAACGTATCGCCGCGATTTGGATAATAGCGTCTTTCTCTGGGCTTAATCCTGTTGTTTCAAAATCTAAAACCACATAGTCGTTAGGGGTGAATGTCGCTTTTTGATAAGTATAATGATTATCTGAAGGCATCTCTATTTTCTTGTTTGTATGAGATGAAGAAAAGCCATATTCGACAGTTACCATTATCGGTGTAGGGTGAATTTCTGCATTTTCATGATTTTCACGCTCTTCATTATAAGGCTTCATGTCACTCGTGTTTGCGAGATCACCTTTGCTAGCTGGAGCATCAACATCTTTATCCTTTTTGGTTATTTTCCCGAGAAAGCGTTGTAAAATCCCCATTTTCCTCTCCCCTAAAGAACATAAAGCCCAAAGTGTTATTTATCCTTTGGCTTCCGCTCCCCCTCACTCTTGAGGATCTCCCATATTTTCAGCAATTGTTCCCGTCGCTCCTCCGGCGCTTCGGCCAGTTCCTTGAAGAACAGCCCCAGCTCGGGATCCTTGAGCTCCTCCGGAATGTCATCCTGCTCGGACGGGTTCGGATGGTCAGTCCGGCCGAGGAGGTAGTCGGTGGTGACGTTGAAAAAGTCAGCGAGCTGTCTAACGAATTCAAAGGATGGTTCTCTTTCATCTCTTTCATACATTCCTATTGTGCTCTCGCCGAGACTGAACTTATCAGCCAAGTCCTTTTGAGTCATATTCATTTTTTTCCGCAAGAAGCGGAGTCTTTTACCAAAAGTCATAATAATCACCTATCATAAATTTTAACACAAAGCGTGTGAACAAAAACAAAATATTCACCATAGAACACAAAAAGTGTTGACAACACAGAATGTGTGGTTTAATATTTAAGTAAAGAACACGATTTGTGCAGAAGAGAGGTGGCTAGGCGATTGAATAAGCAGAAAATAGCAGAAACCTTGGTCAAATTACGTGGTAATCGTTCACGCGAAGAAGTAGCTAATGCTGTTGGAATAAGTGTTAGTGCGCTACAAATGTATGAAAACGCCAAAAGGATTCCTAAAGACGAAATCAAGTTAAGAATAGCTCGGTATTATGGAGTTCCAGTCGAGTCAATTTTTTTTAAACAATAACTGCACAAATTGTGTTCTCATGGTCTGTTATCCCCTTTTCAACGTTACCTGTGAAGGAGGTGAAGCGAATGTCATCAAACGCCCCTCATGCTCCGCATAAACATGAACAAAGGGGGAATGCGGGCATGAAGGAATTTAAATACGGCAACACGACGGTGATCGTTCACTCCCCATTGGTACTCATGAGCCCAGAGGAGCGAAAGCAATGGTTTGAACAAGAATGGCAAAAAGGCAATCCGATCCTGCGGCAAATCGCCGAGGCGGTGCTGGATTGCTACCGATCTATGGATACTGTACCACAAAGTCTCAAGGATGATGGTAGAAAGGGGAGCAGGGAGGATGAAACGCGGTAGAGCGGCCGATGCGGTGAAAGCAGCGCGGCAGGCGACGGGGATGACCCAGCAACAGCTTTCGTTTGAAATCTATGAATCTCGTGAATCCGTATCGCACCAGGAAAATGGGCGGTACCGAGTGCAGCCGAACATATCGAAATATTTCGCCGAAAAGCACAATAACCCGTGGGTGGCCCTCGAGGCGGCGGCGGAATACACCGGATGGGGGCCAGTGAAGCTCGACGGGGATGCGGTGGATCTTCACCGTGCAAGCGTCACGATGAAAACACGCGAGGAGCTCACAGAAGCTCTCGAGGCGATCGAAAGTGTCTGTGTGGCGAATCATCCCAGGTCGATTCGAGAGTTTGACAAGCAACGCTTGGAAGAGGCAATGATGCAGGCGATCGACGCGATCGTGGCGCTGACCCAATACGTAGCGGTTATCTGCATGGATTACGGCTTTTCCTGGTGGAAAATGTGGCAAAAGCATCGTGCGAAACTGCAAGCGAAAGGATTCATTCGACAATGACAAAGGAGGAAAAAACAGTGTTTAAACTGCCGAATTTAGCAGAAATGACGGATGTTGAGGCTATCCATTGGTATACAAGTGAAGTTGTGCGGCTTTCAAAAGAGCGAAAACTCAATAGCGAATATGGGAAAGCACTGCTCGGGTGGAAAAAGAAAATGAACGAACGCCTGGAAAAATCGAGAAAGGAGTGGTGGTAATGTACGTGGTATGGGTAGCCAGTTCATTAATGACAGCCCGAGAAGTTCAGGAGGTATGCGCCGAGTTGCGCAATCATCCGGAGTTGATCGAAGCCATTGAGCAAGAAGCCAAAGCAAAGCTTGTCAGCATGAAAGAAGCAGCAAGCCAAACGCTCACTGCTTCCTAAAAAACCAGCCCTATCCCAAACATATCATGTTGCCAACCAAAAGGCAAGCTCATGCTTGCCGACTGGAGTACAGGCGGCGGGTGTGCCCCCAGCCCGCAAGCGCTTGTGCTTCAGTCGGTGCGCATGAGCGCCGGCCAGGCCGAGCGAGAGCGGGCGACGATCCGAAAGGGGAGCCGCGCCACAATACATGTATGGTCATTGCGACGACGCCTGGAGATCATAACGAAGGAGGAATGGCGGTGATCCATATGATCGTTTACCAAGAGGCGGTTTTGCGGCAAAAGGCATCAAGATGCATCGAGTACATACAGGAAGCGCTGCAAAACCGCGACTATGAAACGATGGCGATTGAAATATCCGAGTTGCAGTATTTAGTCAGACAGCTGCAAGAACTTGAACGAAAAGAAGCCCGGCGTCAGCAGTTGTTGAGCATTATACGAGATATGCAACGACGCGGCATTCAAATTGATTTTGTGAAGCTGGGAGAGGAGCGGAATGCGTGAATAAGCTTGATAAACATGAAAAAAGGCACATCCGGCTGCAAATCTGTGAACTTCTGGATTCGCATTGCCACACATGCCCGGAACGGATCAAATATCGAAGCACCGTATGTTTGCAAGTTTGCCCGGTCAGCCAGGAGATGCGGCAACTGGCCGCCCTTCTTGAGGGTGATTCTCCGGCCGATCCCCAACCTAGAGAACCGGTTGTGGAACAGGCGCAGAACACACAAAAGCGAAAGGGACGGTGGTCGGCAGAGGAAGTGTTCTACCTTTGGCATCATCGCAAGGTATTGACGATTGATGAGCTCGCAAATCGGCTCAATCGAGAACCAAAAGCCGTCTATGAGAAGTTGAAACAACTGTTGCAAAAAGGCGGCATCTCTGATGCTGGTTGAGAAAGGAGGGCCGGAAGCTCCCATTCTACGATATGCTTCCAAGGCGAAGAATATGCTATTTGAAGTGGAATTTGTCGTGAAGGAAAACGGCCATTTCGAGACGATCCAAACAGCACTCGTCTACGCGCTCACTGTAACCGAGTGCCGGCGGATCGCCGATGAAATGGCCTCCGAGTTCGAAGTTGACGGGATTCAGTTTTTTATTTCAGAACTCTAGTTTTTATCATGCCATAGCAAAACAGCTTTTTCAAGGGGAGGGGATGACATGGCAACCTTGCTTTTAGATGATCAGCCGTTGGTTATTTTGCCACAACTCGCCGTGGCGATCGGACTGAACGAAAGCATCGTTGTTCAGCAGCTGCATTACTGGCTCGAGAAAAGCGAAAACGTCCATGACGGCTATAAATGGATCTATAACACGTACGAGGACTGGAGGGAGCAATTTCCCTTCTGGTCAGAAAGCACCATTCGTCGGATCATCACCAAGCTGGAGAAGATCGGGATCATCGTCTCGGCGAATTTCAATCGCTCGAGGATCGATAAAACAAAATGGTATCGGATCGATTACGACAAATTGGCTGAATTCACGTCGTCTAATCAAGATGAACAGACGACTGATCAAAATGACGTTTCGACTGTTCAAAATGAGCAGACGACTGACGAAATCGACAGTCCATCCGGTCAAAATGAACAGTCCATCTGTTCAAATTGGACAGACGAAGCGCTCAATTTGAACAGACCAATACCAGAGAATACTACAGAGATTACTACAGAGAAAAAAGAAGAAGTAGAAGAAGACGCGCGCGCGCATTCCTTCCGAGAGATTATTCAATTCGTTGAACAGAACGGCTTTGGCACCGTTGGCAGCTACATAGGGGAAAAGATCGTTTCTTGGGTCGATGATACGTCCGAGGAATTGGTCTTAGAGGCATTGAAAATCGCGGTGGAGAACGGGGCCAAGACGTGGAAATACGTCGAAACCATTTTGCGTGACTGGTTCGAAAAAGGCTATCGAACCGTCGCCCAGGTGCGTGCTGCACAACTGGCATTTCGAGAACAGCAGCTGAAAAAGCGCCATGCTCCGGCTTCTGACAGCAGTCGAAAGATACGGAAGCCCGTTCGCACCGAGATCGTGCCGGACTGGCTGAACATGGACTATGGCCAGCCAGAGGATGATGACTTTGACGTCGAACAAGCGCGCCGAGAGCTTCAGGAACGTCTAAAAAAATACCAGGAAAATCCCGATGGGTGATACTTATGGGCTACCCGTTATGGATCCGTTTAGAGTACCGGAATGGGGTTGGAGCAGTGATCGGATTGACGGCCAGCGTATGTTCGGAGGCGGATTTTCTCGACATTCTCGCGCGGTGCGGCGTGACAAGAACGAGTTTGCTGACGGTGCAAATCAATGAAAAAGACTATTCAAGCTGCAGAGGGAGTTAGACGAACGCATTGTGAAAGAGAAAGGACTTAGCGGGCAGGATTTGTTGCCAAACAAGGTTTTAGCTCTGCAAGTGGAACTTGGCGAGCTGGCGAACGAGTGGCAGATGTTCAAGTATTGGAAGGGAGATCCTCGACCAAGAACTGCATCACTCCGCAATCCAGCGGTGATGATGCCTGAGGATCAAGAATGGTATAACCCACTGCTTGAGGAGTACGTGGACTGCCTTCACTTTGCATTATCGATCGGTATCGATACAGGCAATGATGATCTTACGTTTGTTATGCCAAATACAGACTCAGACATTATATACACATTTATTGAACTCAATGCAATAGCGGCAGAACTGTTAGATCGCCACTCAATGGGAATGCTTGTGGATACAGATATTTTGTACATTGACCTGCTTGAAAAGTTATTTGGATTAGGAAAACAGCTTGGTTTCACATTTGATCAAATTGAGGCTGAATATCTCCGTAAAAACGCAATCAACCATCACCGCCAGGAATGCGGATATTGAGAGGTGGTGACTACAGTGGATGCTCAGCACTGGCTGGATGAGCTCAACAAAAACCAAATCCTCCGTAATGTGCAAAAGCTGCTCGAGACACAGACTGAAAAAGGGATTCAGAAATATGGAACGACTGTCGTCCCGTCACATTACACATTCATTGAATGGCTGGAACACTTGCAGCAGGAAATGATGGATGCCATCGTCTATTGCGAAGTATTGAAGTTTAAATATGCGCAATTAATGACATTGGAAAAGTTAAATTCTGCTATGCGAGAGAGTGAACGTTAAATGAAACATCGGAAGCGGAAAGCTAGGTGGTATTTGTTATATCGCAGGGAACATCGCGATGCCGTTTATGTATATGAGCCGTTACGCAAGCATGAATTGATAAGCCGAATTCGGCGTGGATGGAGGGTAATTGGATGAAATAAAAAAAGCCGGGATCCCTCCCGACCACCTTAATATCATTATACCACAGCGGAGGGATCCAAGTGAGAAGAGCACAAGAATTGCAGATTGATATAGATAACATGACGGTTTCACATCCCGTTGTACCTGGCAAAGTGATTGTGATTGTCGTTGATGGGGTGCAAGGGAAGGCGAAAGTAGCAGAAGCAGTTGAGCATGGATATACGATTATCGAAACAGCGAAGGGAAAAACGGCGCGAATCAAATTCGAGGAAAGTGAGTTGTTTTGAAGTGAAAATTGCCGTTCATGTGTATGAATGTGAAAGCTGTGAGGTGCTTTTCGCAGTGTCGCAAGACTTCGAGGAACAGCACCTTGTGCAATGTCCTGTTTGTGGAAGTGATAAGGCGTTGCAAGAAGTATCGACTGGAGAATTGCACATACAACGGAAACAGCAATTACTTGTCGTTCCAGTAGGGAAAACAAATATTTTCGAGTTTCTGGGGTGATGATGTTGCAAATTACATTACCGCCAATCTCAGAAGATGATGCGTTAGAGTTGCAAGTCTACATCAGCTGTGGAGAAAGTGTCTTTGGACAGCCTGAAAGCCAAACGTTGCGCGAGTTTATTGACTTTCTGTATAAAAAATGTCGAGAAATCGAAGCTGAGCGCTGGCGCAACGATCCACAAAGCTGGGGTGCATGCAGTAAATGGCCGTATGAGGATGATTTGCCGTTTTAATACGCATTCGACACAAACTGCGAAGGAGTGAATTTAATGAGCAACAAAACAAAAGAGTTACTTCAGCTATTGCAAGATCACCCTGACCGAGAACTCATTTTTATGTATCCAGAGGAAAGTTCTGATCATTACTACACATTGGGACAGCCAAAAAGGATTATACTCGATGAATACACTATCGTAGATGATACAGTTTGGTTTCGAGTTGATAATCAAGACGGGTTATTTGACCATATAGCTGAAGAAATTGCTAGTCAGCATTTTAGCGATTTTCCTTTATCAGATGAACAAAATGACTGGGTAAATCAACAAGCTAGAAAACGGATTGATCAACTTGAATGGAAAAAAGCTATTGTTGTATATATCGAACCAGCTTAATGTATATTCCGAAGATGATGCGATAGAGATAAATAGATTATGGGGTAAGTAAATTTTACCCCATTTTTGAGAAAGACGAATCCACTATAGCTTGAACCGATAGTGGTCTAGTTTATGGGGAGGGAATTTTCGATGAATCAATTACAAAAGGTGTTTACTTACAGCGGCAGTCAAGTACGAACAATTATAAAGGATGATGAAGTTTGGTTTGTGGCAAAAGATGTTTGTGAAATTCTAGATATTGCTGATGCAAGAAAAGCAGTCCAAAGACTCGATGAAGATGAGCGGAGTTTAATTCCGGTCACCGATTCGCTGGGAAGAAAACAAGAAACATTCATTGTGAATGAGCCTGGTTTATACACGCTCATTTTAGGAAGTCGCAAATCAGAGGCTAAACAGTTTAAGCGATGGATCACACACGAAGTCATTCCGACAATCAGAAAAACCGGCGGCTACGTAGCGAATGACGACTTATTCGTCGAAACCTATCTAAAACACGCGGACGAACAGACGAAACTGTTATTCCGTGCCACGTTGGAAACGGTCCGAAAACAAAACGAACAGATCGCGGCGATGCAACCGAAAGCTGACTACTTTGATGCACTTGTTGATCGGCGGTTGTTGACAAACTTCCGAGATACGGCCAAGGAACTGAAAATCAAACCAAAAGCCTTTATCGATTGGCTGCTGGAGAAAAAGTATATATATCGAGACCAAAAAGGAAAGTTGAAGCCGTATGCTCAATACGTGCCGTCTCTCTTTGAATTGAAGGAATGGGAACGAAATGGACGAGCTGATGTTCAAACGCTTGTGACGCCGAAGGGACGAGAAACGTTCCGAATCTTGCTACAAAAGGCAGCTGTTTTGATATAATGGAATCAAAACCAAATATGTCCAAGACCGAGAGCGTGAGGACACTGATGATGCAGGGAGATCCCTGTATGATTGGTGTCCTCTTTTCTTTTGCAATCAAAGGGAGGGAAAACAGATGCGCACCATCCAAGACCAAATGCGAAAATGGATCAAGGCCAATAACATGACCTATCATCCGGAGCGGAACCGAAAAGAGCGGAAGAGGAACAAGGAACGGCTAACGGAGCGGGAGATTAAGGAGCTGATGGGCGTCTGTCGTCCGGTGTATCGGCGCGGCAAAGGCGGCGCATTCCGCCAGCGATAGGAGGGAGAACGTTGAGAGAGTTCATGTTGCCAGAGATTGATCGCGCGGCTACTAAAAGGGCGGTGGAGGCGGCATTGGAGAAATACCGTGTCTACTTGCTGACGCTTCGGCTGGATGAAATGCCGAGGGTCACGCAGTGTTATTCGCTTGTTCCGGCACCGTCCAATCAGTTTCGCTCCTCAACAGAAAGCATCGCAATCCGTAACGTCGATTATGAGCGGGAGCGGGAAGAGTATATCCGGCGGATCACCAGTGCAGTAAATCGCCTAAGCAAATGGGAGCGTGCCATTATTGTCCGACGATATATGTCATGGGAGGATGTCTACGACTATGAAGTGTATCCTGAGCTTGGCATGAGTGAACGAAAGTATTACCGGCTGAAATCGAGAGCATTTTACAAGCTCGCCTTTGCTTTAAAAATCGAAGTGTATCGCGAGGAAAAAAGCGAGGTGACTCTATCGTGAACTTTGTACAGCCGATTCGCGATCCGGAGAAGATTGCAGCCATGAAGAAATATTTGCTGCAGCGAAACAAACGCAACTACATCCTATTTGTCCTCGGTATCAACACAGGACTGAGAATATCAGACCTATTGCAATTGAAGAAGGAAGATTTGCTGCAGACGCATTTGAAACTGCGGGAAAAGAAGACGAGAAAGGAGAAGCGGATCCGGATCCCGCCGTCCATTCGAAAGGAGCTGATTGAATACGCCAAAACGCTCAAGGATGGCGAATATGCCTTTCGAAGTCGGCAGGGCGGCAACCGGCCCATTGATCGTTCGACGGCCTATCGCATTTTGCGGGAGGCGGCTGAATACGTGTCACTGGATGAGGTGGGAACGCATACACTCCGAAAAACGTTTGGCTACCATTTTTACCAGCAAACGAAAGACGTGGCCATGCTGCAGGAGCTTTTTAATCATTCCAGCCCTCACATTACGCTGAAGTACATTGGCGTCAACCAAGATGCGATGGATAAGGCGATGCTGAAGTATAAAATTTAATTTTTTACCCTGTAGTACATCATAAAAAAGCGTGTGGTGCACTCATAAAAGAAAAGGTCTTGAGGCTAGAACTATCAAGGGGTTGAGCCATTCGGCGAGTGCATCAGTCTGTAAATTGAAGTGAACTCATTGGGGGGGAGAGCAAGTGTTAGTCGAGGAAGCTAAAAAGCAAATCGAATACTTGCAAGAATACATTCGGAAGATCGAAAACTACACGCCCGCCACGATGGAAGAGGAAGCGGTCTATTTATATGTGCAGCTGGAAAGCGTCACGAAAGTGGTGCAGGAGCTAAATAAAAAGGGATACCGGATCGGGAAGCGGAAGCTCACGACAGTGGACGTGTCGAACATTATTCGCAGCAAACCGAAAGACGAAATGCACGAGCTGGCTAAGCGGCTATTTACGAAAAACAGGAAACGAGGGAGTCAGTATTGGTGATTGGAGTTGACATAATAGTGGCAGAAAAACGGCAGATTTTTGGCATACTGTTTGGTCGTGGAGGTGATATGATGGTAGTATAGGGCGGGTTGAATAAAGCTTAAATTTCCCTTCACTTTTTTATGCAGCGCCACTCTGACCGGAGTGGCGTTTCTGTTTCAAGGAGAGAAATCGGGAAAGTGACCTTAATGGTTATTTTTCTTTTCGTACGCCTTTAAATGGTTTGTTATCGGATGTTTTAACGTCCATAAAACGTCCATCTTCACCGCGTTTAATCCAAGAATCGATTTTGGGATTATATACTTGGGAGCGGTCTCTTACTGCTCCCTTTCTATAACCGTCCCCAGTGTTCTTTGCCAAGTTTACCAACTCCTTAATTCCCGATTTCTCTCCCTGTGTGTATTTATTCAACATACTGAGTACAAATACCTATTCCTTGTCGGAATTTGACGAAGTATTCATGTAGGAAATTTTCTTATTCTGTCGAATGAAGTAGGCAGAAGGAGTGGTAATAATGCTCAAATTTGTTTATAAGGATAAAGAATATTCGTGGGATGAGTGGAGGAATGAATATAATCAATTTGTAGACAGTCTTGAACTGCCTGATGATATTACAGAAGGGCTGTTAATAAGTGATATGGTGGCAGCTCATGATATAGGTTACTCAATTGCAATGGACAAGACTTATGAGATTTATGAGTTAATTGCAAGTGCTAGATTTGCTTTAATTAATGCGTATCAAAAGTATTTCGAGAGTAACATTCTTGCTTTTAACAATCCCTATAAAGCCCATCTTTGGTTAAGATCACAGTATTTGAAAAACTCTATTGTTTGGTACAACTCTTGTGAAGATTATATTTATCAAGTACTTTGGTTCGGTTTCGAGCTTCACAGAAGAAAGACCTATTCCCCAGATTGGTATGAAAGTGTTTTGAGGGATTGTACCTATCCTAATGTAAAACAATCTTTAGAGCAAGTTGGGACTAAAGAGGCGAATGATTTATTAGACATGATAAAAGATTATCGATTTGATCCACAAGTCAAGTATATGAGGGATAATTTAGCTAATAACATAAAACACAGAGCAAATTTGCAATTTTTAGGTTTAGAGAGACGTAGATTGATAGGAACTGAGTTTTTTAACGCAGATGGTTCAATATATTTTACTACAGATTGGATTCAGCCTATAGTAATTGATATCGATGAAACAGTTGACTTATTGAAGGATATTCATGGTAAGTTAGTAAACTTTACAAGAGAAATTATTGATTTCATGAATTTTGACCAAGTATTTGAAAGAGATAAAGATAACGTTTTTCAAATTAATAGAATAAGAGATAAATCAGAGTATAGAAAGATTATTATCGAATGAGCCTTTACGGCTCCTTTTTATTGGAGTGATATTCATGCCAAACCGACCAAAGAAACCATGCGCTGTTCCCGGCTGCCCAAACCTCACACAAAGTCGATACTGCCAAGATCACCAGCATAAAGAGCAGCAAGACAAATCCCATCGCCATCGATACTACGACGAACATTTCCGCGATCAAACCACCCGCGACTTCTATCACAGCAAAGAATGGCAGCGTGTTCGACGTGCGGCGTTGGTCCGCGATCACTATCTTTGCCAGCATTGTCTTGCTAAGCAACGCATCACACCGGCTGACGTGGTGGACCATATTGTGCCGGTGCGGGTTGATTGGTCATTACGCCTATCGTTAGGCAACCTACAGTCGCTTTGCAACCCGTGCCACAACAGAAAAACAGCTGAAGACAAGAGGATATATGGGGAGGGGCGGGGTAAAAATTTTTCGCCGGGCGGCTCTGGACCGCGCGCCCCCCTCAGCGTGCACAAAGTTCCCTTTTTGGCGTAAAAGGGGGTTAACAGTTTTTAGGGAAATTCCAAGCGAAAGGTGGTGTTGAACATGGGCCGGCGTGCGAAGCCGGTTGACTTGATTTTAATTCAGGGGACAAAGCATTTGACGAAAAAGGAAATCGACGCCCGAAAGGAGGCCGAGGCAAAGCTCCGGCCGAATGATGACAAGGTGAGACCCCCAAGCTGGCTCGACGATGTGGCCAAAAAGGAGTTCAAGCGGATCGTGAAGGAGCTGAAAGAGATCGGGCTGGTCACGAACGTCGATGTGAATGCTCTTGCCTTGTATTGCGACGCCTATGCCAACTATGTTAAGTGCTCGCAGATTATTGAGGAAGAGGGGCTTATGGTTGAATACACCAATAAAGCGGCGGAGACGAATAAGGTTCCTCATCCTCTACTCACGAAGAAAAAACAACTGCACGAGCAAATGAAATCTCTGGCCGTCGAATTTGGCTTGACGCCAAGCTCTCGGGCAAAATTGGCCTTACCAAAAGAGGAGCCAAAGCAGCCGACGCCGTTTGAACAGGAGTTTGGTGATGTATGAGCCTAAAGCAATGGCTCATTGACTATTCCCACGATGTCATCGACGGCCGTGTGATCGCATGCCAGAAACATAAATGGGCGTGCCTGCGTTTTTTATGGGATATTGAACGTGAGGGAACCGATGCCTTTCCCTATATCTTTGACGAAACGAAAGCGATGCGCTTCCTCAAGTGGATGACGCTCTTTAAGCATACAAAGGGCGTACTCAAGGGACAGCATATTCGACCACATGAAATTCAGGTGTTTGTGTTCGGCAATATTTATGGCTGGGTGCACAAGGATACGGATTACCGGCGTTTTAAGAAAGGGTATTGGCAGGTAGGAAGGAAAAACGCCAAGTCGCAAAGCCTGGCTTGTGTAGCATCCTATGAGGCGATGGCGTTCGGAGAAAGCATGTCAGAGGTGTACATCGGTGCAACGAAAACGGAACAAGCGAGAATTGTCTGGAAGGAAACCGAAGCCATGCTGGCCGGCTGCCCGGAACTAAAAGGGAAATATGAAGTGAAGTATGGGGCCATCCATCACCCGAAAAGCCGATCCATTATCCGCCCTCTTTCCAAAGAGGATCGGAAGACCGGTGATGGTTTAAATCCGCAATGTGGCATTATTGACGAGTATCATGCCCATGAAACAGATGAGATTTACAACATTCTTGATTCCGGCATGATTGCCAGGGCGCAACCGTTGCTGATGATTATTACGACGGCCGGCGCCAACTTAAACAATCCGTGTTATCGAAGCGAGTATCAATACGTTTCAAAGCTGTTAGACCCAAACAGCCCAGTAGAGAACGATCAATACTTTGCAATGGTCAACGAACTGGATAAAGACGAGGATGGAAATCTGATTGACGACATTAAGGACGAAAAAGCATGGCTGAAAGCGAACCCGATCGCGGCTTCCTATCCGGAGGGGATTGAAAATATTCGCGCTAAGCTCAAAGAAGCGCTTGAAAAACCGGACAAAATGGACGATTTTTTAACGAAAAACATGAATGTCTGGATCAATAAGCGGGAGCAAGCCTACATCTCGGCCGAACGCTGGGCGGCCTGCAGCGTGGAAAACCTGCCGGATATCAGCGGATTGGACGCGTATGTAGGTGTTGACTTGTCGGCGACGACCGACTTAACGAGCGTTTCCATTGAAATCCCTTTGAATGACGGCAAATTTGTCGTCTTGTCCCACTCGTTCATACCGGAAGAAAAGCTCGATGAGCGGGTTAAAACGGATAAAATGCCGTTTGATCAGTGGGTTCGCCAGGGCTGGATTACGGCTACGCCGGGTGCGGTCGTCGATTATACGTTTGTGCGCGAATATATCAAGTCGATTGAGCCGACATACGGCGTTTTGGTGAAGGAAATTTGCTATGACAAGTACAATGCGCGGCATTTGATGCAAGAGCTTGAGGCGGATGGCTTCACGACGGTAGAAATTCCGCAGGGGATTCGCTATTTGACGGAGCCGACGAAAAATTTCCGGACAAAAGTGTTTGAAAAGAAGATCATTCACAACCAAAACCCCGTTTTAACATGGGCAGTCGGCAACGCGGTGACACGAAAAGACGCCCAGGAGAACATTATGCTGGATAAATCGAAGAGCACGGACCGGATCGACCCACTGGCGGCGCTTATTAATGCCCACGCCCGGGCGATGTTTGCAAATGTCGAGTCGGTTGACGTATCGGAATTTGCGACCGATGACTTTTTAGACAGACTGTGGGGTTGATAAAGTGAAGAAATTACGGAAAATCTTTCGTGATTACGCGGAAGATTTTTTTATTTTCATCGGACTGACACTTATTAACGTTGCGACGTTCCGGTTAAGCGTGACGGCAGGGCTGTATATATTGGGTTTTTCTTGTTTAGCCGTTGGCATTTTTGCAGCGCTGCATCCACCGAAGCGTTATCCGCCGTGAGGGAGGTGAAAACTGAATGTTTTTCCGGCGTGCTTTGGAGCGAAGAAGTACCGATTACACGGAATACAGCCTAAATGATCCGGCGCTTTTAGATTTTCTCGGCATTTCTCCTAGTGAGGTCAATGTTTACGGAAAAAACGCGCTGAAAGAGGCAACCGTTTACGCTTGTATCAAGATTTTAGCGGAATCGCTGTCCAAGCTCCCATTGAAGACGTATCGTGAAGACGAAAACGGCGTCAATAAGGCAGTGAAGCACTATTTATATAAGTTGCTAAAGCTTCGTCCCAACCCGTATATGTCAGCGTCCGACTTCGCCAAATGCAATGAGACACAACGGAACATATATGGAAATGCGTACGTCAACATCGAGACAGATGAAAAGGGTCGGATTGTGGGGCTGTGGCCGATCGATGCAGGTAAAGTGCGTATTTGGATCGACGATATCGGCCTTTTCAGCAGCAAAAATCACATCTGGTATGAAGTCGATGTCGGAACAGAGAGACGAAAGCTCATGCCAAACGAAATTTTGCACTTTAAAAGTGGTGTGACACTTGACGGCATTGTCGGGGTTCCTCCTCTTGATTATTTGCGGGCGACGGTGGAAAATGCGGCGGCGGCCGGCCGGTTTATCAATAATTTTTACAAGCAAGGGTTGCAAGTAAAGGGAATTGTCCAGTATGTCGGCGATTTGAACCCGGAGGCACAAAAGAAATTCCGGGAAAAGTTTGAGGAAATGTCATCGGGACTGAAAAACAGTCACCGCATCGCGCTCATGCCGATTGGATATGAATTTAAGCCGATCAGTTTGACGATGTCCGATGCGCAGTTTTTGGAAAACACTGAGCTCACCATCCGGCAGATCGCTACGGCGTTTGGGATTAAAATGCATCAGCTCAACGATTTGAGCCGGGCGACCCACACGAACGTGGCGGAGCAACAACGACAATTCTACGTAGATACACTGCTCCCAATTCTAACGATGTACGAGCAGGAAATGACGTACAAGTTATTCCTAGACAGTGAACTAGACGCTGGCTATTATGTGAAGTTTAATGTCGATAGTATTTTGCGCGCTGACATTAAGACGAGATATGAAGCCTATGCGATTGGTATACAGAATGGATTCCTTGAGCCCGATGAAGCAAGGGCGAAGGAAGATTTGCCACCTCGACCTGGAGGCAATCAACTCATTGTCAACGGGAACTATATCCCTCTAACAATGGTAGGTCAGCAATACATGAAAGGAGGTGGTGACAGTGGGCAACCAAGTACCGAAGGAAACGAAAGAAATTCGGGCGCTGCCAGTGAAAATTGAGGTTCGTCAGTCGGGCGAAGAAGAAGAAAAACGCACCATCTCCGGGTCTATCAAGTACAACACCGAAAGCGCGGAGATGCGTGATTGGTGGGGCGACACGTTTGTCGAAGAAATCGCGGCCGGCGCGTTTGATGAAAGCTTGAAAACGCGCGGGGTTGTCGGGCTCTGGTCGCATGACACGGCCAAAGTGCTCGGGAGCACGAAAAGCGGAACGTTGCGCCTCGAGAGTACGGAAAAGGAGCTGCGGTTTGAGCTGGATTTGCCGAACACCACGGTCGGCAACGATGCCTGGGAGATGATCAAACGGGGAGATGTCGATGGCGTATCGTTTGGCATGCGGGTCACAAAAGACAAATGGTCGCAAGTCGATCGCGACGGCAAAAAAATCTACAAACGTTCCATTTTGGATGCGGAGCTGTATGAAATTTCCCCGGTGGCTTTTCCTGCTTATCCGGCCAATGAAGTGTCCGTTCGGTCTCTTGATGAGTACCGAGAGCAGCAAAAACGCGCTTCGAACGAATACAAAAAACGAAAACTAGCCATCGAGTTAGAGCTGATATAAAACGGCTCTTTTTATTTTGACTATAGGAGGTTGAAAAAGTATGGGTAAAGAACTGCGTGAGATGTTGCAAAAACTGGAGCGGATGAAAGCCGAAGTTCGCGCTCTCTTAGGCGAGGATAAAGTCGATGAAGCCGAAAAACGTATGGAAGAAGTGCGAGCGTTGCAAAAGAAAATTGAAGTACAGCGGCAATTGGAGGAAGAAGAACGTGGCGGTCTAGGCCTGGGCGGCGGTTATTCGGTTGGCGGCGAAACTCGTACTGTCACAAAGGAAGATGCCGAATTGGAACAGGAGTATCGGCAAATCTTTATGAAGGCGATTCGTCGCCGTCCTGTGTCTTCTGATGAACGAAGCATCATCGCGGAATATGAAAAACGCGCCGTCATGAATGAGGGCGGAACCAATCCAGCAATTCCGGACGGGGACTCGTCTTTGATTGTTCCGAAAGACATCCAGACGCGCATTTATGAAGTGATGAGAGCGCAAAACGACTTGTCTCAATATGTTCGCGTCGAGGAAGTGACCACCTTATCGGGCTCGCGTGTGCTGGAGAAAGACGAAACGATGACACCGTTTGCGTTGATTGATGAATACGGCGTGCTTCCGGAAACGGATAATCCCAAATTCGTGGCTGTCTCGTACTCCGTGAAAAAACGTGGCGGCATTTTGCCTATTACTAACGAGCTTTTGGCTGACAGCGATCAGAATATTATTAATTACATCACGCGCTGGATTGGTAAAAAGGCCGTGGTTACACGCAATAAGTTGATTACGGATCTTCTGCTGACTATGACTCCGAAAGATTTAGCTGATCTTAAAGTGGTGAAAAAAGTATTTAACGTTGACTTGGATCCGGCTATTAGCTTGAGTTCGATTGTTTTAACAAACCAAGACGGATATAACTGGCTCGATAGCCAACAGGATGCAAACGGTCGTTTCTTGCTTCAGGATGACATTACACAGCCAGGACGGAAGCTGTTGTTTGGCCGTCCAGTTGTCGTATGTTCTAATCGTTACTTGCCGTCGATCACCGGAACGACGAACAAGGCTCCCATTTTCATTGGGAATCTTGAAGAGCTTGTCGTGTTGTTCTCGCGGCGATTCTTTGAGTTGGCGGCAACGAAAGAAGGCGGCGATGCATTTAAACGTGATACGACGGATTTACGTACGATTATGCGCGATGATATTAAATTCTGGGATACCGGCGCGGCTGTATATGGCCAATTGACGCTGAGCTAATGACGGGGGTTATCCCCGTCCCCTTTTATTGGGGGTGATTGTTTTGATCATTACGCTTGATGAAGCGAAGCAATGGCTGCGCGTTGACCATAATGACGAGGATAGTTTAATTAATACGCTGATTAGTGCAGCGGAAAAGTACTTGGTTAATGCGACAGGAAATACGTTTGACAGTACGAATGAGTTGGCCAAGCTGCTCTGCTACGTTCTAGTCGCCGATTGGTACGAAAATCGTGACATGATCGGCAAGACGAGCGAGAAAGTGCGGCATACGGTCGAAAGTATCGTCGCCCAGCTGACTCATTGCTACGATAGCACGACAATGTAGAAAGGGGAAGGATCCATGAGCGAGAAGGCCGAAAAGCGTGCTGAAAAGGAACTGAAATGCCTTGTTTTGGTGTCCCCATCGGGGCATAAATACGAGGTGACGGTGTCGGATGCTGGAAGTTTGATTGTAGCTTATAAAGGTACTGGGGAATGATGAGGTGATGAACCCAGGTTTATTCCGTCATCGCATCACTTTTCAAAAATATAACGAGAGTGCAGTGAATGAAAACGGATTTCCTCTTGAAGAGAATCAGCGATGGCAAGACATAAAAACTGTCTGGGCGATGATTAAGACGCTTCAAGGTCGCGAATACTATGAAGCTGCCACAACGCAAAACGAAAATACGGTTCGTTTTGTCATTCGCTATACGTCTGGTATCAATCCAGACATGCGTATCAAGTACAAGAATCGAACATTTGAAATCCTCTCCGTTATCAATGACGATGAGCTGAACAAAACACTCACCATCATCGCGAAAGAGGTGGTGTGATGGGATTTCAGATTAACGGAATGCAAGAACTGTTACGTCAGCTTGAACGAATGGGAGCAGAAGCTGATCGTGTCAAAGAAGAAGCCCTGCTTGCTGGTGCTGAAATCATTCAGCAGGCGGCATCGGAGAGAGCGCCGAGGGACACAGGAAAGCTTGCCGAAAACATCGTGATTTCTGATGTCAAAGAAGATGGAACCGTAGACATCGGTCCAGATCGTGACCGTTTCTATGGTCTTTTTCTTGAATTCGGAACATCAAAAATGGCGGCCAGACCATTTCTTCAGCCTGCTTTTGAAGAAAGCAAAGAACAAGTACAGCAGAAAATGGCGGATGTCATTCGCAGGGAGCTGGGCTTATGAGCCTAAATAAACTCATTATCGACACATTGAAACCCATCGGCGTTCCTGTTGCTTTCCAAACTTACAGCGGTACAGCGACGACATATATCACGTTTTTTGAGTACAATCAGTTCTCTGCTCTTAATGCGGATGACGAAGAACAGCAAACAGCGCATTTCATACAAGTCGATGTGTGGTCAAAAGGCGACTACACGGCGATTGTGCAACAAGTTAAAGACTTAATGACTGCGGCGGGATTTCGCCGGACATTTGAAACCGAGTTATATGAACCGGACACCAAAATCTTTCACAAGGTGCTCCGGTTTTCTTATGTAGAAGAAAGGGAGGAATAGAAAATGCCAGGTGTACAAATTGGTTTAAGAGATTTATATTATGCGATTCTTACAAAAGACGATTCGACAGGGGTTGCATACCAAACTCCAGTAAAAATAGCTGGGGCCATCAACGCGAAAATTTCACCGAAAGTCGATACGCAGACTCTCTATGCTGATGATGGTCCATCGGAAACCGTCACTTCTTTAGGTGAGATTGAAGTAGAATTTGAAGTGAAAGATATCCCTCTACCTGTTCAAGCAGCTTTATTGGGACATTCGATGTCAAATGGAATCCTTATCAAGGACGCAGACGACGTAGCTCCTTACGTTGCTCTAGGATTCCGTAGTCAAAAAAGCAACGGGAAATATCGCTATGTATGGCTTTACAAAGGACGTTTCGAAACACCAGAACAAGAGTACAAAACAAAAGAGGACAAGCCTTCATTCCAAACTCCAAAATTGAAGGGAACTTTTGTTAAACGGGATTATGATGGTTTGTGGCAAGTGATTGGCGATGAAGATGAAGCTGGATTCACACAAGCGAACACGTGGTTCAACGCCGTTGTGAACGTTTCTGCTGATACAACACCACCGACGCTTAGTAACACGGTGCCTGCTAACAACGCGACGTCTGTTGCTGTTTCTACAACAGTACAATGGATTTTCAGTGAGGCTATTTCGCCTGATTGCGTGAATGCTTCTAACTTCATGGTTATTAAGGACAGTGACGGTTCTGTTGTTGCAGGGACACTTTCGCAAAGCGCTGACAAGACAACTATCACGTTCACACCAAGCGCCAACCTTTCTGCAGCAACGGCGTACCGAATCATTGCAACGACAGGTGTACGCGATTTGGCAGGCAACTACATGGCTCAAGCGCAGGTTCGCAAGTTTACAACAGCATAATGACAGAGGCAGCCTAGTGCTGCCTTTTTAATTTTCAAAAGGAGGAGATTTTATGTCAGTTAAAGATGTGAAAGTGAAGAAAATTCCTGTTCAGTTGGATAAAGAACGTCATCTTGTCTTTGACCTAAACGCATTTTGTGAGATTGAGGATAAGTTCGGCAGCATAACAGAAGCTTTCAAAGCACTGGAAAATGCCTCGATGAAAGCGATTCGGACTTTGTTATGGGCTGGTTTGTTACATGAAGATGAGAGTCTAACAGAAAAAGAAGTCGGAAGAATGATTGATATCGCAAATCTTTCTGAACTTGCTAATGTGATCGCAGAAGCCATGAACAACGCCCTTCCTGAACCAAAAAACTAGAGGCCAATCCCGATCTTAATGAGGAAAAAGGTTGGGATTGGCCTTTGCTTTTGTACGCCGGAACAGTGGTTTTAGGAATGGACGAGAAGGATTTTTGGCGTTGCACACCACGGAAATTTTTTGCGCTTTGCGATGTTCATAGAAAAATACACGGCAACAGCGAGCAAGAAGAAACACAAATGGGGTACATCGACCAAGTTCTCTTTTAGCAAGGAGGTGAGAGCATGGCAGAAGTCGGCGCATTACGTGTCACCCTTGGACTGGACAGCGCGGACTTTACGCGTAGTCTTGCAGAAATAAACAGGAAATTGAAAGCTGTTGAAAGTGAGTTTAAGGCGGCCGGCGGTTCAATCAAGGGTTTTGAAAACACACTGGAAGGCTTGCAGGCTAAGTCAGATATGTTGACTAGAAAAATAGCCTTGCAAAGCGCTAGAGTGCAAGAGTTGAAGCGTAGATACGAAGAATCGGCAGCAACGAAAGGGAAAGAAGCAGCTGAAACGGAAAAGTTGCTGATTCAGTACAACAAAGCGGTCGGCGAACTCAAAAAGTTAGAGAATGAGCTTCAGCAAACTAGTGCCAAGCTAGATAAATTGTCTCAAGATGTCAACAAAAACGCTACAGTCTGGGGCAAAATGCATGCAAAATTCAACGAAGTTGGTCAGCGGATGCAAGACTTAGGAAGCCGAATGCAATCAGCTGGTCAAGGAATTGCCATGTCGTTTGGAGCCGTAACAACAGCAATCGGTGGGGCGCTTGGTTTCGCAGTCAAAAAATCAATGGATTTCGAGGCACAAATTGATCGTGTTGGTGCTATTGCTGGTGCTACTCCGGCCGAACTAGAGAAATTGAAAAAGTCAGCTCTTGATCTCGGAGCATCTACATCCAAATCAGCAACTGAAGTCGCCCAAGCTCAAGAAATCATGGCGACGATGGGCTACAAGACGAACCAGATTATCGCGGCTATGCCGGGTATCATCGCGGCGGCAGAAGCATCCGGCGAAGACATGGCACTAGTGGCTGATACTGTATCAGCGGCATTGAACGCTTTCGGTCTCGAAGCGTCGGAAGCATCAAGGGTTGCTGACGTCCTTGCACAGGCGGCCAACGATTCGGCGGCTGGCATTCAGGATATGCAATACACGTTTAAATATGCGGCTCCGATTGCCCGAACGTTGGGCATCTCGTTAGAACAGCTGGGTGCGGCAACAGAAATCATGGCAAATGCAGGGATTCGCGGCGAGACGGCCGGCACTACCCTGCGTGCAGCTCTTATTCGTTTGTCCGACCCACCAAAAGAAGCAGCGGCTATGTTGCGAGAATTGGGCGTCCGTATTACAGATTCAAGCGGAAAGATGCTTCCGTTCAACCAGATTATTGCCCAGCTATCGAAAAGTACCGAAAAAATGAGCAACGCCCAAAAGCTCGCTGCACTGTCTACTATCTTTGGTACAGAAGCTGCTAGCGGGATGCTGACGGTTATTGAAGCGGGACCGGAGAAATTCGATGAACTCACAAAATCGCTGCAAAATTCGGCCGGGGCGTCACAGGAAGCAGCGCAGAAAATGAAAGACAACCTCAAAGGCTCGCTAGAAGAACTGCAAGGAGCTTTTGAAACAGCGCAAATCACGATAGGGAATGCATTGGCTCCGGCAATTCAAAAGGTGGCTGGATATATCCAACAGCTTGTGGATTGGTTCAACAATCTTTCGCCGTCCACTCAGAAAACGATCGCGACCATTGGGGCGGTATCAGCTGTGTTAGCGGCTTTAGGTGCGGCGATCGGCGTGGTGCTTACAGTCATCGGAACGGCGGCAAGCGGATTTGGCGTGCTAGCAGGGGCAATAGGGGCTATATCCGCGCCCGTTGCTATCGCGGTGGCAGCTATCGCTGGATTGATTGCGATTGGCGTCGCGGTATATAAAAACTGGGACGAGATCAAAGCGAAGGCAATCGAAGTGTGGGGTGCTATCAAGGACTGGTTTAGTCAGACACTCGAAAGCATTAAACAATTCTTTAGCAACACATGGAACAACATTAAAGATTTTACGTCGTCTACATGGGACAGTATTAAACAAACAACAGTCAACGTGTGGAATGCGATTAAAGCGGGTGTGATGGCGATTATCACACCTTTTATTAATGGAATAACCAACATCTTTAATGGCATGAAAGATGGCTTGCGGACGATTTTTGAAGGAGTCAAACAGTACTTTTCAGGTGTTTGGCAAGCAATCAAAAACATCTTTCTCGGCGCCGTCCTTCTTATCATTGACCTTGTAACCGGCGACTTCGAAGCCCTAAAAAATGACGCAAAAGCCATTTTCGAGAATCTCAAAAACGCCCTCTCGAACATTTGGGAAGGCATTAAGAAGGTATTTTCCGGTGCAGTCGAAGCAATCAAAGGTTTTGTCAGCGCCGCATGGTCGAACATACAGTCTACAACATCATCTGTTTTTAATGGCATCCGATCGCTAGCATTAAACATTTGGAATGGAATCAAATCAGCCATTTCCAGCGCGGTTAATACTGCAAAATCAGCGGTAAGCAACGCATTTTCCTCTATGAAAAGCGCTGTTTCTTCCATCATGGGCGGCATTAAGTCTACGATCACAAGTATGTGGAATAGTGCTGTGAGCTTTTTGGAGGGAATTGATCTTTATTCCATTGGCAAAAACATCATTCAAGGGTTGCTGAATGGTATATCCTCTATGGCAAGCGCCGTATGGGAAAAAGCTAAAGAAATCGCCGAGTCTGTAAAAAGCTCAATCCGAAAAGCGTTGGGCATCCATTCTCCGTCCCGCGAAACTGAAAAGCTAGGAAAATACACAGGTGAAGGCTTTGCTAAAGGGATTGAATCAAAGAAAAAGGACGTTGAACGAGCATCTAAAAAGAATGCGGAGGCGGCTAAAAAAGCCTTTGAGGAAGCTTTCAAGCAAGCGCAATATAACTTTAAAATTGGAAAAATTGATGAAGTGCAATATATATCCGCCTTGCGCAATATCCTGAAAAACTACGCTAAAACATCCGACCAAGTTCGGCAAGTGAACCTGGAAATCAAAAAAGCACAAGATGAGCAGGCGAAAAAAGCGGCAGAAGTCGCGAAAAAGACCTTTGAACAAGGAAAACAAGCTATTGAATATCAAAAGCAAATCCGTAATGTTTCCCTTGAACAAGAGCTGCAATGGTGGAACAACCTGGCTAAGCTGTTTAAGAAAGGTACCAAGGAGCGTATCGAAGCAGAGAAGGAATATGCTCGCGTCAAAGAGGAAATCACCAAGCGCAACTTCGAGAACGAGAAAAAGTGGTTCGAGGAAAAGAAATATTATGGGCAACTTTCTCTTACACAAGAGCTTGAATCGTTGAATACTGTTGCTAAACGTTATAAAGAAGGCACGGAGGAACGGATTTATTGGGAACGAGAGATATATCGCGTCAAGAAAGAAATCAACGATAAGCTTTTAGCGGCGAACAATGAGTATGCCGAAAAGGTCAAGGAAATTAACGAGCGATTACAACAAGATGAGCTAAAAGCAAAAGAGGAGTATGAAACAAGAGTAAAGGAAATCAACGACCGTCTTGCAGAAGATGAGCGAAAACTGACCGAAGAATATCAAAAAGCGGTCGACGACCGAACTAAAGCATTGTATAGCTTTGCCGGCATTTTTGATGAGATTAAGCGGAAGGATGACGTAACTGGGCAAGGGCTGCTGAAAAACCTTTCCGACCAAGTTAGTGCGTTCAAGGATTGGCAAGCGAATATTGTTTCTTTGGCTAACCGTGGTATCGACGAAGGACTTCTTCAAGAGTTGCGGGAGATGGGGCCGAAAGCCGTCGACGAAATTGCAGCGCTCAATTCCCTTTCTGACGAAGAGCTGAATCAGTACGTTCAATTGTGGCGTGAAAAGAACGCATTGGCCCGCACGCAAGCGATCAACGAGCTCGAAGGAATGAGGCTGGAAACGCAATCGAAAATTCAACAGTTACGAGCCACTGCAAGCACTGAACTCGAGCAAGTAAAGATTGAATACACAAACAAAATCGCTCAGTTGCGCGCGCAAGCAGCTGCCGAGCTTGAACAGCACAAAAATGAGTGGATGGCAAAGATCAAGGAGATCACGGAGGGGACGAAAACAGAACTGAATCTTATGACCGCATCGATGGCTGACATCGGGAAAAACACCATGCAAGGGCTCATCGATGGATTGAATTCGATGATGGGACCTCTTCGTCAAAAGGCACAGGAGATTGCTAACATTGTTCAAAGCACGATGAAAGCTACATTAAAAATCAAATCTCCTTCTCGTGTCATGAGAGATGAAATCGGTAAATGGATTCCACTCGGGCTGGCGGAAGGCATCAATAGAAATATTAACGCTGTTATTGCTGCAACCAACCGAATGGCACAGGCGGCGATTCCGACTATTCCTAATTTGAATGGCGCAGCGGCCGGAGCGATTGGATATGGAACTATGCAAACAAACAATATCGCTAAATACGGAAACGTCTATATCAACGTAACTGTTCCAGTAAACGACCTTGAACAAATTCGGACAGTGAACGACTTCTTCAACCGTCTAGGAATGAAAGTAAGACAGGCGTGAGGAGGGAGGTGTATTTATGCCAACTCAAAATTTCCGAGTAGGGGAATTGCTTAACAAGCGCACTCGTAATAGCAAAACGTGGATTAATTTTGACGGTTCATATACAACGGAAATTTACGCTGGTGACGTTCATTACCAGGATGAAAACGGGAATTGGCACAACATCGACACAGACTTGTACGATGAAGCTGACCTTGACCAAATCGACTTTCCTGTTGCAAAAGAAGGCGCGGATGTGTTCCGTGTCATGAAAGACGCGGCACAACGGATGAAAAAGAAAAACATCCTTGACCGTGACATGATGGATTATCAGGGGTTGAAAGTGCCTTTCGATTGCCGAATCCCTAAAAATTTCAGACGTGGGTATACAGTCGGTAAAGGTAAAAATAAACTACGTTTCGTTCCGGTTGGAGCAAGTCCGGCCAAAGGATATATGGAGGAAGGCAAAAAGAACTGTATACACTATCAAGACGTATGGAATGACACAGATGTTTGCCTTGAAGTCATGCCAAACGGCGTGAAAGAGACGATCATTTTGAAAAGCGACCGAGCGCCTTCCTCCTTTTCTTTTGAAGTGGATGGGCCGTTAGAGGATGATTTGACCGCAGGGAATTTGAAACTCCAGCCTGCGTGGTTAGTAGATGCAAACGGGGAACGGCGGGATGTTGCGCAAACTATTCGGCGAGAGGGAGATAAAACCTATATTGATTTAGTGGCTGATGTAACTGGGCTTGTGTATCCGATTGAGATTGACCCAACAGTGACGATACAGCCCGATTCAACCACAAGCAAAGACACTTATGTGGATTCTTATAGCCCAAACGCGACACCTTATAACGCTTCTTTTGCAAGATTCGGTTATTATTTGAACAATTCACAAAAATATAGAGCTTATCTTCAATTTGATGTTTCACAAATTCCTGCCGGAGCGGTAGTGACGAGTGCACTTTTAGGATTGCAAATTAGTGGCGAGTCAAATAATGCCCCATATAGCTATTTAATTCATAGGGTGACATCTAGTTGGAGTCAAACAAATTTATCTTGGAACAACCAACCTTCTTTTGACACAACAACTAGTATCCAGTATGACACAACGGGGTCTATCTTAGATACGAATATATCTATCGAAATTAAAGATTTTGTGAATTTGTGGCTGAGCGGAACCCCAAATTACGGGATCGTCATAAAAGATAAAGTCGAGGGAGGTTACTCGTGGAAAGAATTTTGTACGAGTGAGCATTCGACTGTTTCATATAGACCAAAGCTCACAATCACATACAACCTTCCACCAACCGCCCCAACGGTCACAGCGCCAAACGGCGGGGAAACGTGGAATGCACAGCATACGATTACGTGGAGTCCGGCAACCGATCAAGATGATCCGAGTTCAACGGAGAAAATCTACAATAACACAGAGAACGGAATTTTTTACATTAATAGCGGTGATTGGGTAAGTCAAGAGTTTACGATTGATAAGGATTATGGATATTTATCTAGCGTAAGAATGACTTTTGCATCTATAAATGGCGGGGTCGTAAAAATCTCTTTAACCAATTCTGTTGGCGGTCAGCCTGGGTCTACTGTATACGAAGCCAAAAACGTGACAATACCGGCGTCATCAAGTTATTATGCTGTGACGTTGCCGTTGACAACAAAATTGAAGTTTTCGGTAGGCACAAAGTTATGCATTAAAGTGGAGTTTATTAGTGGCTCGGCAAACGATATACAAGTCAGATACAACAGTTCCGATGCGACATACAGCGGCGGGAGTTTATATCATAAACAGGGCAGTAACAACCCTATATTGAAAGGCGATGCCTTGTTCGGAGTAGCCTTCACAGAAGCGACCCCACAGAATATGTTGCAATACCATATTCAACTCTCAACCAACAACGGTCAGAGTTGGAAGGATATTGTGACGTTGACATCGCCTGGGGCGACATCGTACACATATGATTTCACCAACGAGCCGGAAACGTCACTTGCGAAAATCAGAATTCGAGCATATGACGGAACTTCCTATGGCCCGTGGGATGAGAGCAATGGTGTGTTCACCATTCAGCACAATCAGGCGCCGACTGTACCAACGAATCTTTCACCAAGCGGAGGAACACCAAGAGACAGGGCGTCCATCATTCGTTTGTCATGGCAACACAACGATGCGAACGGTGATCCACAGGCTAAATTTGATTTACAGTGGCGGCAACAGGGTGCACAGACATGGAACACAGTGACGCAAGTGACGACGAACCAATACTGGGATGCTCCGGCCAATACGTTTCCTAGGGGAACGATTGAATGGCAGGTGAGGACGTATGACCAAGCAGGATTATCAAGTCCGTATTCCAACATTCAAACATTCTTCGCAGGGGATAAACCAACGAGTCCAACTATCACCGATCCCAGCAACGGCGCAACCGTTCCTGTGGCCAATCCTGTTGTTCAGTGGAGTTCAGTTGGTCAGACGGCGTATCACGTTAAGTTGCTGGATGTAAATGATACTTTATTGTGGGAAGCACAAGTAACCAGCACAAACAAGGCGCAGACGATTCAATACAACCTGGCAAATAACACGGATTACAAAATTCAAGTTGCCATTCAAAACGCGGACAACTTGTGGTCTGATTTCGTCACTGTCAACATCCATGTTTCCTACACACCGCCAGCGGTTCCAATTGTGTCTACGACGAAGGGCGAGGGAATCATCACAATCACGATAGACAACCCAACACCCACAGGAACCCAGCCGAACGTATCCTACAATGAGGTGTATCGCCGGAAACAAGGTGAATCCACTTGGACGCGAATTGCAACGAATATACCGGCTGATACCTCTTTTGTTGACTACACGCCAGCAAGCGGGCAAGTATATGAGTATTTCGTTCGCGCCTGGGGAACAAATGGAACATATGCCGATAGTTTGATAGTCAGCCGGTCTATTTCTTTGCAAGGGATTTGGCTTCACGAAGCGGACAATCCATTAGCGACGCTTCATCAATTCAAATTGGTGAGTGATCGCAGTGAAAATTGGCAACCTACTGCGGCAATGATGCAATTTGCAGGGCGAAGATTGCCGGTTGCAGAATACGACGATACAGAACAACGCACTATCAGCATGAAGATAACCGTATTGAAAAATAGTGATGATCGGGAAGCTATTGAAAGGTTGATTCGTTCCAAAAATACACTTTGCTACCGTGATGGCCGGGGAAGAAAAATGTTCTGCCATGCTTTCCAACTGCCGGTCGATGATGAGGTTTATGGAAATACCGTCAGCCTTACATTTGAGGAAGTTTCTTATTCAGAGGAAGTCTAAAGAGCTTCCTTTTGTTTTTTAACAAAGAGAGGTGGTTTATATGCCGTCTAATACAAGGAGCATCTTAACCGATGTAAACGGAAAACCGATTCCTCAAGTTTTTAATCCTGCAACCGATCAGTTTGAGACTCATCAAGGAACGAATGGTTCTGCACATGTTCGGGTGACGGATAGTGTCGCATATGACCTAGCTGACGATATGTTGAAGGTGAAGTCGCTTCAAAAGAAGTGGAAAGATGCGTTCACCGGTCCATCCCTTGACCCGAATAAATGGGAAGTTGTTCAGCAAGGTCCTGGGATGACAATCTCTCAATCAGGGGGAGTTCTAACGATTAACACAGGAACTACTCCTAACTCCGAAACAATTATCCAATCAAAAGAAGTGTTCACTGATCCGGTTCGCGCATTATTCGGATTAATGCTTTCTCAGCGTATTGCCAACCAAGAGTTTTATGTAGAATTTGTTTCTGTTGACCCTTCTACGTTGCAGGCAGATGGGCAACATGCTGCAGCATGGCGTATGAAGTATGAAGACTATACTTCTGCGGCTAACTACGCTGTATATGAAGTTCAAAGTGGTGGTTTATCCCGTTTGGCTTCAGGAGCATCATATATTGCCAACAACCTTACTTCTTGGCAAATTCTTGAGATTGAAATTTTCTCAGACGAAGTTTGGTTTCACTCTAGAGCGATGGATAGCGCGTCCGGTCGTTCTGCTTCATTTGTTCGTCATCAACAGATTCCGGACCCGAATGCACTTTACAAAGTACGGATTCGTGCCAAAAACTTGGGAACGGCTCCTGCATCGGCAACGAATTTCAAATTTCAGTTTGTTACTGTCGTTGATTATGCGGAACTCACGGCAGAAATTACAGCTGGGCGAGGGAATGTAGCTTCCGGACAAGCGTTAGGTGTTCAAGTACTGAATACACCGACAGTCATTGGTCGTATGGATGCAAACAGCGTAGTCTACACAGATACGACAACCAATTTGGCAGCAAGTGCTACTTATACCGGGGCTTCTCGTGATGCCGGTTCGTCGTATCAAGCCTACAATCGTTTCAGGGTGACTGTCATGCACACGGCAGGATTAACCCCCGGGCACTTGGTGATTGAGCAATCTACCGATAACTCTACATGGAGGGAAACTCATAGGGTGCCAATTCCAAGTGATGGTTTATATCGTACTTTCGACTTTCCTTGGAACCATCGTTATATCCGAGTGAAATTTGTGAATGGGGCAACAGCGCAAACGGCGTTTTTCTTGGGAACGATGCTTGTTCGCTCTGATGGGGGAACCGACTTCGATAAAACGATTTCGTTTGTTCACTCAACAACGCCTCTCGGAGCAAGCGCAACCTTCACAGGAGTAACATTAAATCTCGGTGGAAACCATTCTTTCAATCGTCACCGTGCGTTAGTCTATGCCGACCAAGCTGGAACATTGTACCTCGAACAATCTCGAGACGGTTCAACTTGGCGTACTACTGCACAAGCATCGGTTTCAGCAGGACAGACCGTTGAATTAGAAGATTTGATTGTCGCGCAATATGTACGAGTACGTTACGTAAACGGAGCGACAGCGCAAGGAGCGTTTGAACTGCAGTCGGCACTTGTTAGGCAATAGGTAGGTGATTCGTATGCAACCTCTAGCAAGAGATGGTTTTACAGCCGAACAAGTGAAGGCAGCTATCCATATGGCAGGTGGGTCGAGAAAAATTGATTTCCGATACGAGCTGTTGGATAAAAACGATAATGTCATTGGTGATCTGAACAACGTCATCGACGCTGAAATTTCAATGGATTCCCTTGCTTCCATCAAACGAACGGCAAAATTCCGGTTGAAAGATGATGGGAGTATCAATTTTTTATCTGACCGTATCCGACCATATCTTCGTTTATATGTACCGCCTGGACGACTTTTAGGGCGGTATTATTATTTCTTTCAGTCGAGTTTTTCTGCCGAGTTTGATTTACGAGTGGCACCCGAAAAAGGGGGATGGGTGGAGTTTCCTCTTGGAATCTTTCTTTTATCGAGCCCAACACGTAAAGACTCAAACCAAAATATTTATCGTGATGTTGAAGCATATGACGGGCTTTTGATTTTACGCGACGACAAATTTGACACTCGCTACACAGTGAGAGCCGGAACGAACTATCGGCAGGCCGTCATTGATATTCTTGCTAGTGCCGGCATAACAAAGCACAACATCGAACAAACCGACAAGGTACTGCCGGTCGATATGGAATTTGAACCTGGCAAAGAAAAATTGGAAGCAATCAACGCTTTGCTGACGGCAATTAACTATACACCGATTCATGTCGATGTGTACGGATACTTCACTAGCATGACATACCGAAGCCCGTCCATCCGTTCGGCTGAATACACATACAAAGATGATGAGTTGTCCATCATTTATGCCGGAATGGAGGAAGAATTAGACCTTTTCAACGTGCCGAACAAATGGGTAGTCTTATGCTCGAACGCGGAGCAGTCACTGATGTCATCGTACACTAACAGCAACCCGAACAGCCCGACAAGCACAGTGAACCGTGGCCGAACCATCGTTGACTATCGAGAAGTAACGGACATTGCCGATCAGCAGTCTCTTGACGCATATGTACAGCGCATTGCTTTCGAGGCGAGCCAAGTATACGGAAAATTAACTTTTGAAACAGCCTTAAACCCGTTACATGACTACATGGACGTATTGGAGATTGACTATTCACCGTTAGGCATCAAAGGTAAGTACGTCGAAACCGGATGGACAATGCCACTCAAAGCAGGCGCTCGAATGAAGCACGAAGTCCGTAAGGTGGTGGCTATATGATAGACCACGATTTTTTTATTTCTGCATTCATGAATCCAAAACAAGAGAAAATCATTCAATTTGCGAGGGTGGACCCGAACTACACAAGCGGTCGCCCTCGTTTGATTTTTGACGGGGAAAGTACGGTGTCTGGTAAAGCATATCCGTATTTGGCAAGCTACACTCCGGCAGCAAACGACCGAGTGATGGTAGTCAAAGGTGTTGTTGTAGGGAAAATTGTCTAGAAAGGTGTGATTCGATGGAACAACGTGTTGCAAAATTGGAAGCTGATGTGACAACGCTCCGCGATGATATGATCGATGTCAAAACCCGTCTAGCGGTCGCAGAATCAAACATTAAAGACATGCGCGAAGATATTTCAGCGATCAAAAGCAACACAACATGGATTTTGCGTTTGATTATCGGCGGCATCGTGGGAGCGGTGCTGTCTTTTATTTTGAGAGGGGGGGTCCAGTGATGGAGCAAATTCTTTCAATTGAGTTTACGGCGTATGTCGCGCTGGCTGTTCTGTTGTATGCGATTCGCCAAGCAGCCAACATCCCGAACCGCTATATCCCGATTGTCGCGGTTGTGCTAGGCGTGGCATTCTCAACATTGGAGAATCACGCCTTTTCATTTGACGTGCTAATTGAAGGACTGAAATATGCCTTGTATGGGATTGGTTCTGTAGCAGCTGTAAAATATGCACTTGAAAAGGCTGGTGAACAACAATGACAATCGGATTGAAAGAGCTGCTTGAAAAAGCGGAGAAAAAACTGCAAGGTGTGCATCCTCTTGTTGCGGCGAAAGCACGACAGCTCATCGAACAGGCGTACAAGGAAGGAATCAACGTCATCATTACACAAGGATTGCGTACAATTGAAGAACAAAACGAATTGTATGCACAAGGCCGCACGAAGCCCGGAAAGATTGTGACGAATGCGAAGGGTGGCTATTCGTATCACAATTTTGGACTAGCGTTTGATTTTGCCCTTTTGAACCCAGATGGCAGCGTCAGCTGGAACGTCGATGACAAGTGGAAACGTGTTGCTCAAATCGGAAAGTCTCTTGATCTGGAATGGGGTGGCGATTGGAAAGACTTCAAGGACTATCCTCATTTTCAGTATACATTCGGCTTGTCGCTTGCCGACCTGCGCGCAGGGAAGCGTCCGCTGGAACAAGTTGCCAAACCAGTTAGCGCGGTATCCGCAACACAGACAAAAGCAACACCTCAAACGTACACAATACAAAAAGGCGACACGCTTTCTAAGATCGCTAAGAAGTACAATACAACAGTAGATGCACTACAGAAACTGAACGGGATTCGCAATCCGAATTTGATTCGCGTCGGACAAAAATTGCGTGTGAAATAATCCAGGCCTACCCGCTTTGGGTAGGCTCTTTTTATACATCGAAAAAATCCTCTCGTTTCACTGAATATCCCAATGATCGCAATGCCCGTTCCACCTTCACCCAAGTAGAAATGCGTGGTGTGTATTTCGGATCTTTACACATATTCGAGATCGTCGTCCTTCCCACTTTTGCCTTTCGTGCGATTTCCTCCTGTGTCAATCCCATTCGATCCACCCATTTTCCAAATTTGCTTCTTGGTTTCCCCAGACCAAACACAAAAATCCCTCCTGTGCTTTTTAGCCACAGTCTTGTCCAAAAATCCCGAATTTAAACCTAATGCAAAAATGTGGAATAATGGACAAGCACGCTTAAATACGATGTATCAGACGCAAACGATAACGAATTACCCGACGCACTCGTTGTCGCGTCCAGTCGTCGAGGACATCATCGTTTTACCTATTCGTGCTCGTATTCGACCGTAGACACGGAAAACGACACGAAAAACTGCGTTATATCAGTGCATCACGCCGTTTTGAGCTATTCGCGGTGCAGGCGACTATCCTATCGGATATTTAAGGATTGGCGGTGGGGAGGTGGCACCTATTGTTTTTTGAAGTTCTATCGTCACTTGTGGCTGGCGGGATTGCGGTAACCGCATATTTAAAACAGCAAGGAGTGGGTAACGATAAAACAAAAATTGAGCGCATCGCTGCAAATACCGGTCTCGTCACAAAAGACGGAAAGCAAATCCGAATTCATCGCCATACGAGGGGGGATGGGTTTACCGAGTACGTTTTTCAAATTCCGTTAGGTTTATCGTTCGCAGACTTCGAAAAGAAAAAGCACGTTTTTGAAGACGGTCTCAACATCAAACGTAGCACTCTCGATATATCCCTTGCAGACCTCAAAACGATCAACCTTCACGGCAATATCCTCGAACAAATCAAATCAATCCTCGCTAATAAAAAGAAACTCCGAAAAGAAATCGAAATGTCTTTCGATGGAATGTTAAAGATTCGTGTGTATGAAAGGCCTTTAACTGATTTCCTTACGTTTGATGAAACGATGCTCTCACGTTGCAACGGCTGGGAAATACCAATTGGTGTTTCACGGACCGAATTCGTCAAACACGATTTTGACACGATCCCGCACATGATTGTAGCTGGAGCCACCCAAAAAGGAAAAAGCGCTTTTCTGAAACTGCTTGTTACGTCATTGATTGCACTGCACCCAGATGATGTGCGATTTACCATCCTCGACTTAAAAGGCGGCTTAGTGTTTGCGAAGTTTAAAGACGCTCGGCAAGTCGAGTGCGTGGCGAAAAATGTGCATGAATCCATCGAGGCTCTACGAGCGATTCGAGAGGAGATGAATAAGCGGTTAGAACACTTCCTCGACGCGGGCATCGAAGATGTTCGGGCAGCTGGAGTAAAGGAACGTCATTTTGTGATCGTCGACGAAGCGGCACAGATCGCCAGTGCCGGGGAGACGGATAAGGAAATCAAACGTCTCAAAATAGAGTGCGAGCACATCCTTGCCGAAATCGCTCGCGTGGCCGGCGCACTTGGCTATCGTTTGATATTCTGCACACAATACGCGACAGCTGACACATTGCCCCGTCAGGTGAAACAAAATGCCGATGCAAAGCTATGTTTCAAACTACAAACTGAAGTGGCCAGCCAAGTGGTGCTAGGTGAAGGAGAAACCGATGCTGCCCATTTACCACTCATTCCAGGGCGTGCAGTTTACGTGACTGATCGGAAGCAGATCGTGCAGTGTGCATATCTCACAAACGATGATATTAACCGGCTGATCGGCCCACATATCAACATCAGACCGCGGAAGGAGGAGAAGAACGTTGAGAAGAGCAATCAAGAAGGAACAGCGCCAAGAAGCTATTCTCTCGTCATTAGCGAAACTTGATTACTTAACACGGAGCCAGCTGCAAGTTTTGCATGATTTAGGGAGCGCACGCAATACAAGCCGCGTCATGAAGGCGCTGGAACCGTTTGTAACGAAGTTTTTAGACGGGGAGGCAGTTTACTATCTGACAAAAGAAGGACGTGATAGAACGGGCGCTAAGCGGGTTAGAAAGCGCACGATACAGGCAAGGCACTATATTATGCGGAACGATATCTATATCGCATACGGATGCCCGGAATCCTGGCGAAACGAAGTGAAGCTAGAGGTAAAAGGTGTTGTGTCTGTCGTTGCTGATGCGCTGTTTATACACGAGGGTCGCTATCATATCGTCGAAGTCGATCATCAGCAGAAAATGAGCGTCAATAAAGCCAAGATCGCCAAGTACCGCAAGATGATCGAGCTAGGCGTATTTAAAGCGCTGCCGGTCTTTATATGGATGACGACGACTGAATATAAACGCAAACAGCTTCTTGAGTTGTGTGACGGGATGGACGTCAAGGTGTTTTTAGCGAGCGAATTTCATTGAAGGAGGACAAAAATATGGTCAGACAAAAAATGGAGAGGGTAGGTACGATTAAGGAATTTATACGAGGAGAATTCACTTGTAAAAAAACGGTCATAAAGCGCGATACTCTCTGTACTGCAGCTACGGTAGCCGGCGGATCCATCTTTCTGACGTTGACAGGCGTGGATTTTGCCCATGCCTCCGCAGTCAGTGGGGCGGTCTACGACAAGATTACGAATGCATTTATGCCACTGGTAGAGCTGGTTAAAGGTTTATCATATCCGATTGCACTAGTCATTATGTCCGGCGGAGCGCTCATGATTATGATCGGGAACAAGGAAAAAGGGTATACGATGATCCAAAATTCTGCGATTGGTTATATCTTGGTCCAAATGATGCCGTTGCTGATGGATTTACTTGTCGAGCTGGCAAAAGCGCTCTGA